GGCGGAGGAGCACCTTTAAAACCAGGGACACCAGGCGCTGCTGGTCCAGGCGGCGCAGTAAAAGGCGCAGCAAAAAATATGATGAAACGTGCAGGACCGTTAGGACTACTGTACGGATTGTATGAAGGGTATAGTGATTATAGCCAAGTTGAAGCAGATCTTGACGCAGGTAATATTACTTCAGGCGAAGCGACTGTAGAAAAATCAGGAGTAGTAGGTAGTGTCACAGGAGGAACTGGTGGTGCAATGGCAGGCGCAGCAGCAGGTGCTGCAATCGGGAGTGTTGTTCCTGTTGTAGGTACACTTATTGGCGGAGTTATTGGCGGCGCATTTGGCTATTGGGCAGGCTCAAGCGCAGGTGAAGCAATTGGCGAAACAATAGGTGAAGCACTTGTTGGTCCAGAAACTGTTAGTGATATTGAAGCCAAAATTAAAGCAGAAGAAGAACGTATTAAACGTTCTGAAGAAGGTGTAAACGAATACTGGGGTAGAGAATCAAAAGGTAGAGAAGAGTCTCTTGCTCAAATCGAACAATACAAAAAAGATCTTGCACTGATTGACGAGAACAATAGAATTGTAGAGGAAAAGAAAAGAAAAGAAGCAGAGGCTAACGGCGAAGTAGTTGTTAGTCCAGAGAATCCTACTACAACTACTGCTGAAGAACAAAAAGCACTAGAACTAAAAGCAGAAGAAGAACGTAAAGCCAAAGAAGCAGAACTAAAGAAAAAACAAATTGAACAAGAGAAGAAAAAATTAGAAGAAGAGAAGAAACTTAACCCAGATGGTACACCTATGTCTAGTAACACTGTTCACAAAACTCCTGATCAGTTGTTAGCAGACTTAAATACAAGTATGAATCAACTGGTCCAAATAGCGACCACTCAAACTATGATAGCCAAAAAACAACTTGGTGTTAGTGGAGAGCAAATTGGAGATTTATATGCTAGTGTATAATAATAAGAACTTGCTTTTCAAGCAAAAGGATGTATAATATAAGATATGAGTTGGAAAAAACACTTTACACCAGTTAACGTCGATAATACAGGCGGAAGTTATAGCCCGATTAGCGGCGGCGGACGTCCTGGCCCCGCAAGAGCAAACTATAGTTCGTACTTGCCGGATGTATATGCGGGCGCACCAAACCGTATTGAACGTTATATGCAGTACGATACAATGGATATGGATTCAGAAGTAAATGCTGCACTGGATATTTTAGCAGAATTTTGTACAGATAAAGATAGAGAAAACACAACACCGTTTCACTTCCATTTTAGATCACAAGCAACTAATGTAGAAACTAGACTACTAAAAGATGCATTACAAAAATGGGTAAAACTTAATCAAATTGACAAACGAATTTTTAGAATAGTACGTAATGTATTCAAGTACGGAGACTGCTTTTTTATTAGAGATCCGGAAACACAAAAACTTTTATATGTAGATCAAACTAAAGTTACTAAAATTATTGTAAACGAATCCGACGGAAAGATTCCTGAACAGTATGTTGTAAGAGATATTAATTTTAACTTTAAAGATTTAGTAGCAACAACACCACATAACACTTCTAACACTTCACCTAGCGGAACGAGTTCATATACTTCGGGCGGCGGTTTTGGTAGAGGAATGGCAGGACAAGTTCCAACACCATCAGGCACTAGGTTTCAAAGAGAAGCAAATGAGATTGCTGTAGATGCAAAACATATGGTACACGTTTCATTATCAGAAGGTTTAGATCAAAATTATCCTTTTGGTAATTCACTTTTAGAAAGCGTGTTCAAAGTTTATAAACAAAAAGAATTACTTGAAGATGCGATTATTATCTATCGTATCCAACGTGCACCTGAACGTAGAATCTTCTATGTTGATGTAGGTAATATGCCTGCACATATGGCTATGAGTTTTGTTGAGAAAGTTAAGAACGAAATTCAACAAAGACGTATTCCAAGTGCAACAGGCGGCGGAACTAGTGTTATTGATGCTAGTTACAATCCTTTATCAACTAACGAAGATTACTTCTTTCCGCAAACAGCAGAAGGGCGTGGTTCTAAAGTAGAAACATTACCAGGCGGTACTAACTTAGGTGAGATTACTGACCTACGATACTTTACTAATAAACTATTCCGTGCTTTACGTATTCCAGCAAGTTACTTGCCAACAGCAATTGACGAACAAGCAAATACAGTAAGTGACGGTAAAGTGGGTACTGCTTACATTCAAGAACTACGTTTTAACAAATACTGCGAAAGACTTCAAGCAAACATTGTAGAACCACTTGATATGGAATTTAAAATGTGGTTAAACGGATCAGGGATTAATATTGATCCTAGTATGTTTGAACTTAAATTTAATCCACCACAAAACTTTGCTGCATATCGTCAAGCAGAACTTGACACTACTAGAGCAAATATTTTTGGTGCAATACAACAAGTTCCACACTTGTCAAAACGTTTTGCATTAAAACGTTATCTTGGTTTAACAGCAGAAGAAATTGCTGAGAACGAAAGAATGTGGAAAGAAGAAAATGCTGGTAACTTACAACCACCTACTGATGCAGCAGGTGAGTTAAGAGGAGCAGGCATTACACCGGGTGGTATGGAAGCAGATATGGGGAACCAAACTGCAGAAGCACCTGATGAAATGGCAGCGGCGGCTGAACCGGCAGGCGGAGAAGGAGATGCGGCAGGCGGCACAGAAACTCCTGTCTAGTCATAAATAGTAGTATGCTTCTAAATGAATTTTTATATTTTAACGACGAGATAAACGACTTTGCAGTTGACCGTAGATACGACAACAGCAAAGACAGTTCTGTATTGCAACGTGACGATACAAGAAAGATTAGATTAACTCTTAGACAGATTAATGAAATTAGAATGCAGGCTGAAGCGCACGCTGCCGAGAAAGAATCGGAACTAACCTTTATTAGGCAGATGTATGCAGCACCAGTTGAACCTCAAGAGTAACCGTAAAAGATTTCAAAATGACGCTGCTTTCGTTTTAGGTAACGGAAACAGTAGACTTGCAATCGATTGTCCTAGTTTAGTAAACAAAGGTACAGTCTATGGTTGTAACGCACAATACCGTGAATTTGATCCACACTTTTTAATAGCAGTTGACGTTAAGATGGTTAACGAATTAATTGATGCTGACTATCATAAAAAGGGAACTGTTTGGACAAATCCAAACAAAGGTATTAAAGCAAAATCAAATATTAACTTATTTTCGCCACACAAAGGTTGGTCAAGCGGGCCTACAGCATTATGGTTTGCTGCTTCAAATGGGCATAAGAACGTTTACATTATTGGATTTGACTATGCAGGACTTAAAGGAAAGTTTAATAATGTGTATGCAGATACGTTTAATTACAAGAAAAGTAGCGATGCAGCAACGTTCTTTGGTAATTGGTTAGGACAAACCGAAAAGGTAATTAAGGAGTTTAGACATACTAAATTCTTTAGAGTTGTTGAGGATGGAGGGTTTATACCTGATAAACTAGGCCCTCAACACGGTAACTTAACTTCTATTAGTAAAGAAGAGTTTGAGAACACGTTTCCGGAAAGTATATATCAATCCCAAACGAATCAAAAAACTACCATTTAACCCCATTTTTATAAGTAAAATGTAAATACATTAACAAACAGCCTTACGATAATCAATTTATAGGAGAATACAATGGCAGATCAAAAAACTACATTAGAACAAATGCTTGAGCATTTGGTCAATGATAATACTGCAAAAGCAGAAGAATTATTCCACGAGTACGTGGTAACAAAATCAAGAGAAATTTACGAAAACCTTATTGAAGAAGAAATGGACGATGAGGATGTAAAAGAAGATTCAAAAGACGAAGAAGTTGATGAAGCATCAAAAGATGATGACGCTGAAGACAAAGTAGACGAAGCATCTGATAAAGATGAAGACGAAGAAGATAAAGTTGATGAATCTACTGACGAAGAAGTTGACGAAGAATTTGAAGAAGTTGCTGTAGAAGCAGACGACGAAGATCCAATGGATGCTATGGGTGCTGATAAAGGCGACGATTTAGAATCAGACATTACAAGTGATGACGAAGACGGCGATAAAGAGCCAGAAGAGTTATTTCAAGATTTAGATTCAATTGTTGATGAACTTCAAGCAAAATTTGACGAAATCAAAGGCGGCGACGATATGGACGCTGGCGATGATATGGACGATAAAGAAGAAGAAATGTTTGCTCCAGAATCA